TTCCTGGGGCTGGCACTGTTGCTGGTGCCGGTGCAATTGGCGCTGCGCAAGGATTATTGCAGCCATCCGATAGCATGGGAGAAAAGTTAATAAATGCAGGAGTAGGCGGCGCAGCTGGCGCTGCTGGTACTAAACTGTTAAATATTGCTGGCGGCAAGCTATCATCTATGCTAGCCAGCAAAGGGTCAGAAGCCGCGGCAAAAAATGCCATGATAGCTCCTAAAAAAGCCATATTAGAAGCAGGGCAACAAGCTGGCTATGTCGTTCCTCCTAGTGCTGTCAATCCAACATTTTTAGGTAATAGGCTAGAAAGCATTGCCGGTAAGGATGCGCTAACACAAGCATCTGCGCTAAAAAATCAAGATGTGACAAACAAGCTTGCAGGTGATGCTATAAATGTTGATGGGCCATTGTTACCTGGTACTATTGAGCGTTCGAGAGCATCTAACTATAAGCCCTATGAAGATATAGCGAACTTGCCTAGCAATACAGCAGGATATTCTGGCGTAGGGAATAATTCCATCCAGACTGCCAAGCATGAATTAGAGCAGATGAAACAGGCAAGGAACGATGCGCAAGCATGGTATAAAGCCGCAGAAAGATCAGCTAGTCCTGATGATCTGGCCAAGGCAAAATCAGCAGAAAGATTAGCAGAAAGTCTTGATGCTAAGTTGACGCAGAAAGCACAAGCCGCTGGAAATCCAGAATTAATGGATGAGTTATATAATGCGCGTAGAGAAATAGCAAAAACCTATGATATAGAAAAGGCTGCCAATGTATCAACAGGTGATGTATCTGCTCCGATAATTGGCAGGGCGCATGATAAAGCCCCTAAAGTTCGCACTGGAAATTTAAAGCTTATCGGAGATATGGCTAATACATTCAGGCCATATATGCGCGAAGGCGAGAATATCAGAACGCCTGGAGTAAGCAAGGTAGAAGCCGGTATGAGCGCATTGCTAGGCTCAACTGGTGGCGTAGCGTCAATGGGTATTCCTTTAATTTCTACGCCTGTGCGTGCATTATTGCTTTCAAAGCCTTATCAAAAGCTGATAGTAAATTATCCAGATAAGCAAGCACCGGCGACATTAAAAGCCTTAACAAAGCTGATTAATAGCCAAAAAATAAAAGGCATGACTCCGGCTCTATCCAGCGACCTTGCAACATATCTTTTAAATAACGATAAACAGTGATATAATCCAAAAAACATACGCCTGGAGGCGACAATATGGCCTATTTTTTATCGCCTCTGTTTAATGATGCGCAATTAGACAACAATGGCAACCCACTATCAGGAGGGAAGATATATTGGTATTTAACCAATACTACTACGCCTACACCTACCTACACCGATAACCTCGGCTCTGCTAATCAATCTAATCCTATCTTGCTTAATGTTCGTGGCGAGCCAACTTATCCAATTTGGTTAGCAAGCGGCATATCATATAAAGCTGTTTTGACTGACTCTGTTGATAATGTCATTAGAATTATTAATGATATATCAGGAGTTAATGACGTACCATTGCAACAATCAAGCGAATGGCTGTTATATGGCGCATCAGCATCTTTTGTTGATAATACTCACTTTACCGTAGCCAACGATCAGACTACGATATTTACTGCTAGCCGCCGTGTAAAGATACCAGTATCAGCAGGGACGTGCTATGCAACCATTTTCTCATCAGCATACGATGGCTTTACGCACCTAACTACAGTTACGATAACGCCAGATAGCACTGTACTAGATGGTTCAATATCCACAGTTTACTATGGCCTAACTAACCCGCTTTACCCTAGCTCTAACCCTGATTACATTCCTAACTTATTGAAAAAGAACATACAATATCAGGAATATACAAAGATAGTAGGGTATGGAGTAATTGGTACGGGAGTATATGTAGCAACCGCAACGCCAGCCATAACTGAATACACAGCTGGTTTGCGCCTGAGATGCCAATTCGTAAGCGCTGGCTCAACAACAAATACTATAAACATAAATGGGTTAGGTGCCATACCTCTTAAGCAGTATTCTTCTACAGGAGCTTTTGTCGATCCAGTTCTCATCGCCGCTAATCAATATTGTGATTTAGAGTATATCAGTTCATATAATTTATTTTTGATGACTGACCCGTTGCCATTAAATACAAATATATTTGTCACGAAGGCAACTGATGAGACGATTACATCAGTAAAGACATTTAATAACGGCTATGAGCCTAAAGCAGCAAACATGTGTAAAGCATGGGCATGTATTGATTGTATTGTCTCAGGGTCTTTAAGTTACACTGTAACATCTGGCGTTTGCACAGTTACCGAAGCCGCACACATTAAAAAGATAGGATCAATAGTACAATTAAACCCTTCTACAGGTGTATTGACAGCAGGTAATTATGTCGTAACAACTATTGCAGCAGGAAGCTATACGGTAGCGGCGGCAGTAGCAGATGGATCAGGAACGCTTACTATTCCCATGTGGATTAAAGAACATTTTAACATAGCTGCCATTAATAAAAATGGAACAGGTGATTTTACATTAGATTTCGCAGCGCCGTTTACATCTCCTTTTTACACAATGTCAGGCACAGTAGCATCCAATGGCGGCGTAGTTACATTTGCAGGAACAGGTGTTGGTGGTGCAACATTGAAAACAATTACTCAATGTAATTTTTCAACTGCTGATTCAACTACAGCAACAAAATCAAACTATAAAGAAGTTTCTATTCAATTTTTTGGACGGTAAGAATGGCTATTAATAAACAAGTTTCTACGCAATATCAGGGCTTAATAGAGGAAGCTGCTAACCCGCAAGACAGCGGCTTAGTAAACGCTTATTTTGATAGCATATTAAGCGCACCTGATCCAGTGATATGGTACGGAAAAAATGGTTCTGCCCCAATATGGGTTGATGGCATTAAATATGCAAGCAACGGCATTAAGTTCACACCTGTGTTACAGGTTAATTCCATTAACGGGAATACTGGAAATGTTGTAATTGACGGCATAGAATTAAATAAAACTTCTTTTATAAACCAAAGTAATTTAACTGGAAAATCTATAAGCACAAATGCCAGCAGCATTTCTGGCTGGGGAACTACTTTTACAAATGCCGGGTTATCTGGAATATCTGCAATTAGTATTGCAAGAGTAACCACCACTGCTGGCGATGCAAATAAATGGGCCGTACTTACCGTAAATGTACGTACCTCAAGAAATGGGACAATTATAGCGACTGGATCATACCCTTTAAAAGCTGGGGTAACTAATTACAATGATATTGTAGTCAGGTTATTAAACCCATCAAAGACAGCGCCGATCACGTTAAATTCAGAATTATCATCAGGATTTTGGGTCGAGTATTATGCAAAAACATTTGACGATGTTTATTGTGGATTAGCATTTAGCTCATGTACAAAAAACCCGCAGCAAATTTCTTCGGTGGCTGGGTCAGTATATTATATTCTACAAGTGAACGGGGTGTGGACAGCTACTGCTGGCGGGTCGCTGTATAACATGGGCATTGAGTTTTTAATATATGACTCATCTGATTATATGCCTGTCGTTCCTGCACCGCGCCCTGTTTTAAATTTAGCACCTACTATTTGGGCTGTACCAACAAGAGAATGTAATATTTATTTTAACGGGCTGTCTAATGTAAAACGAGACAATGTAGAGTGGGATTTATCTTTTGCGGCAGGACTAGGAAAGCAGCAAAACGAGAGGTTTACATTTATTCCCAGCATTGCGGGGTCGAATACTTTAACTATATCAACCTATGATAAAGTTACAGCAGCACAGATAGCTACAGCAAGTACTACTATAGTATCAGCAGATACTACACATACTGGTACAATTACGGCATTATTTATTGGTGATAGTACTACGGCAGGCGGTGAAGTTGTAACAGAGGTCAATGCGATAAAAGCTGGATATGCCGGATTAACGCTTAGCACAATTGGCACTAAGGGTACTGGCGCAAATAAGCACGAGGGAATATCTGGTTGGGCTTTATCGACATTTTTAACAAATTCAGGTTCGCCATTTTGGGATGGAACAACATATAATCCATCTTTTTATTTATCAACAAACTCTTTGCCTACGCCGTCCACGATTATCATTAATCTAGGGATTAATGATATTTTTTCTATCACTACAGATGCAGAGGCATATGCCGCTGCACAGACTTTTTGCAGTAATATGCAAATATTTATTAATGGCTGGTATGCAACAAGTTCAACTATAAAATTTGGCATGGCCTTGACAACTGCCCCAAGTATTGACCAAGACGCATTTGGCTCAAATTATAATTGCGATCAGTCGGAATTTAGATACAGAAGGAACTGGTCTATTTTGTTAGAAACACTAATAAGCATTTTTGGCAATCAAGCAGCTAATGGCATTTATCTTCTACCATACAATACTGCAATAGACTCAGAAAATAATATGCTGACTCAAACTGTAGCTGTTAATAGCAGAAATAGTACGAATGTAATAAGACAATCAAATGGTGTGCATCCTGCATCATCAGGCTATTACCAAATAGCCGATGCATGCTTTGCTTGGCTAATGAATTTAATATAACTATTAATTTATGAAAATTATGAAAATTATTTTGATAGCAATAGTCGCTTTATTTAGCTTTAATGCTAATTCTGCGTCTGAATTTTCACCATCACCAACACATACCGCCGACGAATGGCTGGTAATTCTAGGTATTCCGAATGGTCAAAATGGCTATCTAGGCGCTCCGCCAACGAAGTCATATAATGACATCGACGCCAATACTGGAGCATTTGCTGCGTATATGAAGGCGCATACACCAGCTCCAGGTGCTTTGTACTCGCCAGTTGTCTCAGAATGGAACGGCTATTACTACCAAGCTTTTTATACGCCAATGCCGAACAGGGCTGAGGTGAAGAAATTTTGTCAAAAGCTTAATGGATCAATGGCTCAGTTAGTGCAGGGCAAAGAGCAGAAAACATTGCGGCGTTATATATCTCCGCTTGCCGAAGTGCATAATCAATACCCGTATTATACTGCGTTTCCTCTTGATGTATTTACGCATGGAGAGACAGAAACAGTGCCAATAAGCTACGTATATCAATGCGAAGGCGGCAATCCGCTTGGATTATGCAGCGGATCATATTACAAATGGCAAGATATAACGCCTGATCCTAATAATTACCTATTCGGCGGAACATCAATAAAGGCTCATGCCCACAGAAATCCTATTGAGGTTTATGCGTCTAGTCTGACAACTAATTCTATATTGCCTCTATTTGTATCAAAAGAGCTTCGTTATGACGATCCGCCGTTGACATATCCGCAATGGCAATGGAGAAAAACTGATGTTCTAGGCTATTATGTAACTGACCCTAATAATTCAACTTATGATGGTGTCGAATATACGCCAGATGTGCAATTCAGGGAATATGGAGACCTGCATAGCCTGTTAACATTGCCAGCGAATCCTACTCCTTGGGTAGACGCAACAAAATTCCCTCAATCGCCAATTTGCTCTTGGTAAATAGGCTGTTGTGCAAACTAAATTATCATGTATAATTCAGTAACAACGCACGAATCATTGCCATCTGGTTCAGTATTGTTACGTATTTATAACGGATTACCAGAAGATAAATGCTGTTCACCAGCGCCCTATAAATTTTTTACAGTAATATTGCCGCCTATAGATGGCTATTGCGAACTAAAAGGCGGCAATAATACAGATATAAGATTACACGATTTTAAGTCAATATTAATTACAGCGAAGAATTTATTTGTTGATGTACGCGGTATAAAATGGCTTCATCGTGATGAAATGCGTTATTTACCAAAGAGAAAACTATGAAACTAGGAATAGATTTTAGTCAGCCATCTACACAGCGCGGGTCAGTATGGGTAATCGTATTTATCGCTGGCACAGTTGGCTGGTGGATGGGGAAAGACCCGACAGCATTAATATTGCTTGGTACTGGTGTAGCCGGTGCTATTGGCGTAGCGACAAAAGATTAACTATGTTTTATATAGTCATTGGCGCGCTAATTACTTCTTTTTGCTCAGGATTTGGCGTAGCTTGGCATAATGATAAGCAGACAATAGCGCTATTAAATCAGTCTATTTTATCTCAAAAAAAAGAAGCAGAATCTATTCAAGACAAATTGGCAAAACAGCTTGCTATCAAAGAAACTCAGGCACTTGACTTAAATACAGAGCTTAACTTATCTCATGAATCAGCTATTAATTCGATTAATTCTCTGCGTGATAGCATTAAACCTATGCGCTTGCGCGACCCAGGAAAGCGCAGGCAAAGTAGTGATTGCTCCATGTCAAAAACCAGTAATACCGGAATCACTAAAGAGCAAGCCAGCGGAACCGAACTTTCAGAAGAACTTACAAGATTTCTTCAATCAGAAAGCTACCGAGCCGATGAATTAGCAGCGTATGCCAATACATGCTATAAATTTGTAAGTGCTCAGTGCGGTGTGAAATGACTGCGCATGATATAGATAGAAGATCTCGGCAGCGGCGTGAATATGATGTGAAGCATGAAGAGCATCACCGCTGGATAGAAGAAGCTATAGAAGCCGAAAAAGCACGTAAATCTATGTATTATGAGATCGCCAAAACAGTTGCACAATGGTCAGTGATAGGCGTTCTTAGTGCTTGCGTCTATTACGCGACCCACGGACATTGGCCCACATAGATAGTATTGTAAGCAGCAGATTGATAATTGTTGCGGTAAGTATAATTTCTATCATAATAAAACCTGCTAAATAAAAACATTTAAGCAGGTTTTTTAGTATTTATCTGTTAATTATTACCGACCAACTTTCTTAACAGTTGACCAGCTTCTAGCCGAATCTTTAGTTCGTTCTTCGCATATTTTATGGACTTCACTATAAAATTCTTTGTACATTTTCTTGCTAGCATTAATTTCTTTTCTATCTCTTCTATTAAGAATACCATAATTGCGAATAGATAGAGTGTCCATTTTTGAATCTTTTAACTTTTCTGCTATATCGAATGAATCAAGCACATCAGATTCATATAGTTTTTTGCCAAGCTTTGGTAAATAGTTAGATATAAATACCGCGACCGAACAAAACCATTGCCTGTTATCGACTGGAGCACGTAATAATCTATTGAAGTCAATACCGTTTCTTTCTTCAAACTTATGGCGCAAATAACCCATTTTATAATCAGGATGGTTGAAGAATGTAGTTATTAATAACATGTCCCATTTAAATTGATTATCCATTAATTCCACCCTGTCACTCGAATACATTTAGTTTCACTCTTAAAGTGCTTTGCAGTCAGTTTCTTAATCGCATTAGTTCTTCTTAATGGCCTTGGGCCATAATTACCGGCTAAGAAATTCTTATTTAGAGATTTAATTCCTTTTACATTTTTAGCTATCTGTATAGCCGGCGTTACTATATTTTCTGAATATTCAAAGCTGGTATAGTCAACACGTTCTCTACTGCTTTTCATTTCTGCATAGTAACGTCTAAAACAAATTTTAGCTGCTTCATATCCACTTACATATCGATTGCTAAATTCTTTAAGTTCTTTAACGCAATACAGTTTTATATGGTCATCTATTTTTTTTGGCTTAGGAAAGTCAGGATAATATTTTTTAAGCAAAGCTATATATTTTCTTGCTGCTGTTTTACTATGAATGCCTAATACAATAGCAGCTTGCTCAGTGCTAACTAGTTTCATTCTAAATTCTCTGGATAAACAGTAACCCTATACTTACCGGGTTCCCAGGACAACGGTGCTTTATAGTTTTCAAGGCCTAAGTTAAAGGCATCCAGGGTATCCAACAATTCATCGGGAGTGTCCATATCTTCACTCAACGAATCCGCGAAGTGGTCATAGTCTAGCGAATGGCTTTTCGCAAGTATCGGCTCACACAGTAGGAGTCGTAAACTCAGCGGATCTTTGTCATGCTCGGCACAATAATCGCGAAGATCGTCAATATCAAAAAAGAATATATCATTAGCTTCCGAATACAGAGGTATTTCTCTGTCCCAATCTATAAAATTCCTTTTTAAATACTGCTCCATGTCTCGTTTTTCCCTGCATTCCTGGCAATGCGCATACATTTTTTCAATGGGTTCTCCGCAACATTCACAAGGTCGATGTGTGCAGTTTTGGTAGATAGCGCACCTTAAGCCTTCAAGATCATTAGGATAAAGCTGACCATCTTTGGTTTTATACAATTGCAATGTAACTAATTCTGGTTTTGCTTCTAGTGAATCAGGCATTATTATTTTATTCATAGCGAATAACCTATTATAACTATGTTGTTAACATTATCATTATTTAAGTAATTTTCATAAGATTCCGCATCGACATTAAAATAGTTAAGCACATCGGGAGTAACATCATCATAAATAATAAGATGAACACCTGATTCATCAATGCTAAATTCATAAAACGCATCAAAATTCATTTCCAATGATACGCTTTGTTGGGCTTCTACTTGTTGCGGTGCATATAACTCATCGCCACTAGGTATCTTTTTAGTTTCCATAAATCACCTTCTTATTAATCTGCGAATATATAGCAATATGCCAATTATGCCAATAATTCCATATATAGCTATCATCACAGATACCAAAGATTTTATAAATGTAATTATCATTTTTATATTCCTATTGTAATTTTTCAAAATGCCCTGAAATTAAATTTATTGGCTTTTCTTTTGCAATTACTTTTGCACTAATTTTCCAATATTCTAATTTAATAGATAGTCCTGCAAATATGCAAAATCCCTCGCCTGCATTGATTCCCCTGCCAGCTTTTAATAAAAAATTAACATTTATACTTTTTAATACAACTATGGAGCCAGAAAAATAAATGTTATCTGCTACTATATTTTCTAGTTCAAGAATATCGTCTGTTTTTCCTATTTTACGGAAAAGCCAGTTTGCATAATTAATATGCAAATCATTTGCAGATATATTTAACACATCATTATATTCGCCACCATTTGGAAATTTTTGTTCAAACCATTTTATCCCATCGGAGCAAGCTCCAAGTGCTAAAAGCTTTTATTTTGTTATTTGAATATTCATTTCAATTACTCCAATTTAATAAAATAACAATTAGTGCTGTTAATGCAATTAACAACGTATCTTTTAACCATGCTGGTGCATCATCTTTCACTGATCTACACCTATGGCTAATAATTCTTGCTTTTTTTCCTTAAGTTTGCTAATTCTTGATCCGTAATCCATTTGTAGATCTTCTATTTGCGCATCAATTAATGATATTTCTTTTGATAATGTTTCTGCTTTTGTCAGCATAACAAACTCAACTTCGATAATTTCGCTGATCCTTATATAGCTGCCTTCATTATCCATCCAGTCTGATGCCTCAAATACCGCTGAGGTGCAATATTCTGTTTTATATAATGCTATTTTCATTTAGATTTCCTCTACATTAGCTGCATGTTCAGTACAATAAGGATTACCATCATCATCAAAAATACCATCTTCCTCGCATCTATCTGTTGGCTCTCCACAAGTAGTGCATAATTGCAGTGTACCTGGATAATTTAAGCTATTCCATTTGGCATGCTCTGCTTGTGTCATTGGTTTCCGTATATTTCCAGGCCATGTATTCATTAATTATCTCCAAAAAAAAACGCCTCTCTATCAAGGTGTATTAATAATAAAATTATTTTAAATAATTATAAAGCTTTATTTTTAATAACTTCTAAAATTTGTTTTTTTGCATCTTCGAAGCCATAGCAAAGAAGATAAATATCTCCGCAAACCTCAGTAACATATTGTGCAAAATCAATCTGTTCCTGACTAACAACGCTCTTTTTAACTCGCTTCATCTCAACCCATGTATGGATATGCGGCATATACAAATCAGCCATACCAGGCCATAAACCAAGCGCTATTTGCTCCACCTTTTCTCTTTCTGTACGAGTCCCATCGTTTCGTACCATACCTATCCGGTAGAGCGGAAATTCTTGCTTAAACCAGCTAACAAGTTTTTTTTGCTCATAAGATTCGGTTGGCACTATTGCATGCTGTTTTTTTAATGATTGATAATCACGAGCTTCACGTTCAATTGTTTCCAAATGCGCATCACGCTCGTCGATACTAATAGACTCCATAGCAAGTTTTATTAGCATCAATCTATCATTTTTAAGATAATCACGAGCTTTAAGCAGCCTGTGCATTTCACTTATATATACTTCATCACTAATCATTTTTTCTTTTTTCCTTGTATTGTTCACAACTATATTTATACAGGTCTATTTCATAACATCCGCATACGCGACAGCCATGTAAATACCCAGCGCAGATAGGACAATCTTTGTTTAATTCTTTATTGCATCCACATGTTTCTGCTGTTTCTAATACATGTGATTTAAAATTATCAATTCTTTTATTTTTTAAATAATTTAGTAACCATTCCCATGAATCTGACGGCATAGCTAAACACTCATTAATCGTTTCATCATCAAGATCGAGTTCTTTAAGCGTATTTTTGAAAACGACCTTATCCAACTCAGGCTTTTCGAGTACTTTATTTATTAATTCAAGTATATTTAGTATATTTTCTATCATTCTACTGACCATGCTCCGGTAGTTGGGTTTATTTTTAAATGTGGAACCAACCCCCAGTGCGAATACTCACCAATAGATCCCATAACGCGACGACCTCCTAGTGTTAGCCCATGCTCATCTGTTATAGCTTGCAATTGAAATGGGAAATGGAAATCTGCCACTTTGTCTAAATAGTTAAAAAACTTTGCTTGTTCTTCGCTTGACATTTCCCAAAACAAATAAGCCACTTCTTCGGGTCTTAATTTTATTCCCACGCCTTTATTACTATTCACTCTTCACTCTCCCAGTTTTCTAAATTACGATACTTGCCATTCTGTATCGTTGTTATTTTGTTAATTTTTTTAAACAGATAATCATGCTCAGTAATTAGTTTATAAATAGATTCACAGTTAAAATTTATGGTTGCCAGTTGGCTGTAATAACTTAGTTCTTTTAGCCAGTTCATCAAGAATAATCTTGCTTCACTGCCCACTTCGCCATAATGCTCTGGCATTAGGTTATGCGTGTAAACCAATTCATAGTCAGAATGAAAGCCGAGTTTTATATATCGTTTCCCAAATCGATCATAGGTCAATGTTGGTACAATCGTACTTATTTCATGAGTCTTTCGGCTATCTTCGCGCTTTTCAATAAGCAATTGCGCTTTAGTTTTCATTGAGTAATTGCCACTGTTATCATCACTGATAAACAGTGCGTCACACTCTTTGCAGTATTTTGCACTAATATGATTATGTGCGCCGCATAGCTCTATTTTGCAATACTTTTTTAACGGCTCTTCTTTTTTAGTGCGTGTTTTCGGAATCTTTATACTATCAATGCCGCCTAGCCGTTCAATGTTGGTGCCAAGGTCATAAACAACTCCAACCTTATCGCCATATGGCCTAATTAGACGGCCTATCATCTGTATTAATAATCCTGGAGACGTTGTTGCTCTTAATAAAACAATTGCTTGCAAATCTGTCTGATTGTATCCGGTTGTTAGCATATCAACGTTTACAACGTAACGATTGCCAGTGCCATTTTTTAACCAGTTTATAATGTTTCTATTATGCGAATCTGGTTCTTTGCTGCTAATTAATGCTATTTCATCTTTATTCGTCCATCGATCAATAACATGTTTTCCATTCGCAATATTTGACACAAATATCAATGCGGACTCGATTCCGCGCTCTTTAAATCCTCGCTCTAATTCTGACACGGCATCGTCAATAATGGCATCAAATCTAACACCAGCATCTGATTGATTAAACTCTAAACCGCTCATCTTAATGCCAGCAAGATTTACAGAATTAACCGTGTTAGCAACTTCTAGTCTAGCTAAATAGCCTTGCTCTATCAGCGCAGGGATTCCAGGATCAATAGAGCTATCATATGGGATAGAATTATAAAAAGCTTCGCCTTTTAAACAATTATTAATCAATAGCCCCTGCCCCATTCTATATACAGTGGCTGACATTCCGCAAAAATAAGTATCAGGATTTAATCTGTATAAGCTTCTAAATATTCGCCTATAACGGCTTTCCGGATTGTTTGATACTTCGTGTGCTTCGTCAGTTATAACCAACTGGAACGCGCCAGATATTGCTCTAACGCTCTCAAAGCTTTGATACATGGCAATAACAACTTGAGATCTATTTTCCATCTTGTTTAACTTCTTGCATACAATTCCTATTGCTTCAGGCTTTGATATAAACGCTTTGCACTCGTCATAATTTTGCTGAACCAGTGTTTTGTTTGGCACTGTCATCAAAACACGATAGCCTTTTTTTATCCCCCATTCTACTAATGCCGCAGCAACTAACGACTTTCCTAATGCGGTAAATAAACTAATGCATGGCCTTTTACCAGCCATCAGGTCTGAGACTATTGCACGGCAAGCGGACTTTTGATAGTTCCTGAGTTCATTACGCTTTTTCATAATGTATTAAATTCGTGGTACTTCCGTTTTGCGTTAATATATGCGCTATGTGCATTAACAGCAGAATGAAAATATCCAAGCCTAATTACTTTATTATTAATTCTTATTCTTGAATAAAATAATTTTCTTTTTTCGCAGTAAAAAGCACCTAGTAATCCTGTACTTTTATTATTTATTTTAGCTGATTTTAGATTTTGGCTATTTTGGCTCTGGTCTGCCTCTCTTAAATTAAAAAAACTATTGTCATTTCTTATATTATTTATGTGATCAATTTTGTTTTTTGGTAATTTACCAGTCATATATAACCATGCTAATCTGTGATTAAAGTATAATATATCATCTAACCGTGTTACCAAATACCCCCTAGATTTAGCACCTGCCTCCTTTCCATAAAGTCTATTATCAACGTTCTTTATGCCTCTTTCCTTCCAAGTAAAAATACCTGTATCAGGGTCGTAGTAAAGTAGTTCTTTCAATCTTTCTTGTGTTAATTCTTGTTTCATAAAATATGCCAATAAAAAAAAGCCGTATCATCAAGCATCGGAAGTGGGCGATTTATAGGCCCCTGCAAGACAAGACAGCTTTTGTTTAATAAATCCTTAAACGGCTTCCGACCGCATTATTATTATAGCACTGATTTTGTTTTTAATAAACCCTAATGCCAACCGCTTGCTCTATCCAGCATCCCGGCACATCTTCACCGTTCTTTATAGCTTCTTTTATTGCAGAGGCTACCGGCTTATATTCAGCCGGAATAATTTTTATAAATTTATCTTGCAGCTTTGTTGCGTCAAAATTTTCTGCATACTTAACGCTTGGCGGATTAGCTTGTAAACGCAGACTTATATATTCGCCATCAATACGTTTAATATTATTTTCAGTCATTCCGAATGTCAGATAGTCTTTAAATCGCTTAATTGTTCGGTCAGATGCTTTTTTTCGCTCTTGCAATTGCTTTAATGCCGCATCATAACCCGCATCAAGTGCCAATGATTCGGCATATAGTGTGCTGACAAATTTTAGTTTGTTTTCAACCGTGCCATAAACTGTATCGAGCATCTTTAATGCTTCCTGGTCATCTTCTTCAAACAAAAGATGGTCAAGTAATATTTTTGCCTGTTCTGTTAATTCGTATATTGTTGCCATGTTATTTTCCCGCCAAAAATACCCGCCTTAGCGGGTATGTAAAAAAGTTAAAATTATTTAAAAAGGTAAGTCGGAGTCATCCAATTCTTCTTCCGGTTCTTCTTCCGTTTTATCAAAAAATTCATCATCTTCCTCTACCGTCTCAGGATCTATGAAAGCCGGTATTTTTTGGCATCCGTCAATATACTGGGTATAGCTAATGCGCTGCTTGCCAGTAGCACTATCAATCATTGGCTCTCCTGTTTTGAAATCAACCATTGGTTGCTCCATTAGACGCGCATTGATTATCAATTTTAAATCGAATAATTCTTTAGACAACAGCTCGTTATTCATTTCTACCGGCTTACCTGCTTTTTCAAACTTTTGAATCAGTCCTTTGCCGCCAATTGCTAATAATGATGCAAAGAAGTCGATGGCTTTATCACGTTTTTTAAAATTAGGCTCCCCGCCTTTCCCAGTCAGAGCGCCAAGATGAATTTGCTGCTTAATGACTATTCCTTCAAAATCGCCTTTTTCAATCACCATGTATTCGATGACCGGCTGAGGCTTATCATTAAAATCTGTTACATCTTTCCATACGGCACTAATGATTTGCGCTTTAATTTTTGTATTATCTGGTATATATTTTTTTTGTTCAGGATCAGGCGCTTTGTATGTCGTTTTAAATTCAGCCTGTTCTCCTGTTGATTTTGTAAATAAACTACTCATCTGTTTTTACCTTTTGTTGTTTGTTAGCTGGTTTACCAATCACCGCATGAATAAAATCCATGATTGATTTATTTTTTCCGGTAACTGAATCTATTTTGTTTTCACTGATTTCTATATCGTAGCTATCTTCCATTGTAAATGAGCGGTTCTTTGCTTCTATACCGTCTCGTTCAGCAGTTAATATAGTTAACCGTCGTTCTCCGATGGCATCCATTTTTTTGTGGTCTGAATTGGCGGCAAGAGCTGCACCAAGGCCACGCTTATCCATTCGTGTCATGTAGTCACTAACAATAAAAAATGCGCCTTCACACATGCCTAGCACCATCTGCCTAATTCCGACCGATGGTGAGCTTGGCAAATTTAATGATAGCTTCGTATAGTAATTGCCATTTTTTAGATTAACTGTGTAATCCATTGGATGACCCAATAACCATACATTGCAGTTTCTTTTCTTAACGATCTGGCTACAAAAGCTCATCACGCGAGTCCAGTAAGCCTTAGTCATGCCAGCGCCTTTGCCTTTTTCGCTTAGGTCGTCTTTGCCGGTGTAGTCGCGCTCTACATCATTATAAAATGCAGTTTGTATAGTGCTGCAATTATCCAGAACGATGTTTTCAAATTTGTGATCTTCATAAAGAAAAAATTGCAGCATAGCAAATACGTGGTCAGAAGAATTTAACCCTAATTCGTCATATCCAGGCATTTTATAGACATGCGCTGGCATGCCATCTGCGCCTGTTTCATCACCTATTTGTACCATGGCTACCTTTGGTAAATTGGCACAGATTGTTGTCTTGCATGAGCCAGGATAACCAACTAAGCAATAAATACCAGCATGCTTAGCTGGCTCTGTTTTTATTAGTGATTTAATATTAAGACTAGATATGTTAATGCTAGTTGGTGTTTTGGGTAGCGCCACTTATTACCTCCCATCAACGCAGCAGATTCTATAAAAACAATATGCAATTAATGATTGCAATATCGTTATTATATTGTCTGACCATATGCCGATAATTAATAAAATCATTGTTGACACGCATGCAATCCACTTCGCAAAATTTGATAGCCTATCTATTTTTGTTTGCATTTTTATTATCCAGGTAATTATTAACCGCATCGGCAACTACATCTTGCATCTTTAATTTATGCTCAATATTTTCTATTAAATACCGTTTTAATCGATACCATGTTTCGGTATATAGCAAAACTGGCTGACCTTTTCTTGTTTGCATAATTTTTCCTACTTATATTTAATCTGCTAGTATATTAGTAAAACACACTGTTTTCGTAGACGAATACTACATCGGAGATAGGAATACACCTATCTTCAGGCTTTCTTCTGGTCATGACTCCAGCATTCAGCCATCTTTAGATCACCGGGATTATCGCGTTTACCGTATATTTCTTATTCCATATCCGAGCGAGCCCCGGATCGTCCAGTGTGTTTTATTAATAATTCTATTTATTAAAACAATTAAAAAAATGCCAATCATATACCGGATTGGCACGGTTTTGATATAGCCTAGAGTAAGGTTATAAGGAGCGCTCTATCTATATCCTCGGTGTTTTGTGGTAATGATTTTGCGTATACGCACCACGGCAACAATCCGATAACCAGGCTGTTTAAGTCAGCTACTCTCCACCTTTTTAGATATTATACTTAATATAATAATTTTATCAATATTTATTTTTGTTTATGTAGTCAATTGCTGGCTTTATTGCTTCTTTCAAATATTCTTTTGCATCATCAAATTTTGTAAATAATGGCTCATTTTCTCTATGGCAATATGATTTATTCCTGCTGACATCTTCAAGACATAGCCTCCACCGTGATTCATTATTTCTTTTCTCTATAACAGGTGCCGGCACATTAGCGCCGTTTACTTTGATTGTTGGCATTTTCCATCGGTATGTACATCCAGAGCTGAACATCGGGTCGCCGCTTATTTGGCACCATGTATTTTTTCGATAGTCTGCGTGTCGGTATTCAACATCACGCCAAGGATCAGGTCGCTTAAGCTTTTCAGCATAATATTCTGCCTTAAAAATGTCTAATTCGGTTGGTTTGTAGTCACTCATTTTTTTACCTCAAAATAATGTAAGTCAAAATTATCAATGATAACTGACTCTATATATTCGCAATCTATAGAAGATATGTCCATATAGCAATCAGCGCACAAAAACTCATAATTAGCCATATCATATTTGTCGTCTACTTTTAAAAAAAGTATTGGCCTATTGAACTGTGATTTAATTCCCAGTATTTTGGCATTTTCGCGCGCTATTATTTTTGTTGTTCCGCGCTTCTCTAATTGGTATTTATAAATAGTAATCATGTTTTTTTATCTCCTGCTTAAAAATTATGTGCTATTATGCCCACGAATTTAAAATAATGTCAATAGGATAAATAAAATTATGAAGCGAACTAAAAAAGACAGGGTGCATGTATTATTGCCAGTGCCGCTAATGGCGCTAGTAAAAAAAGAAGCGGATAGACAACAATTATCTGTGTCGGAGCTGCTAACCTATATAGTAACAAATTTTTATGCTGAACGGGATGATATGAAATGAAATTAAAAAAACTAGGCTTACCCTATATGGGCGGGAAGCGTCAATTATCAGAAAAATTAGTTAATTTTATGCTTAATGAAAATCCAAATTGCAAATACGTTTATGACCTATTCGGTGGCGGCGGTGCAATGAGTTTTGAATTTTCGCAGCACGAACGGATTAAGCAGGTTTTTTACAATGAAATAGATGAAAGTATTGTTAATTTGCTACAAAAAATACAATCAGATGGAATTACGCATGAGTTTTACAAATGGATAAGCAGAGAAGAATTCTTTGAATTAAAACAGGGAAACGGATGGCGTTCTGGCTTTGCTAAAACATGCTGGAGCTTTGGAAATATTGGTAAATCTTATATTTTTGCAAAATCAATAGAAGAAAAAAAACGAATATTGCACGACATTATTGTTTATAAATCATTTGATGCTCGATGCCATTTTACAGACATTACCGGAATAATAATTAATGATAGCTTGCTTAGTAGCGAAAGCATCAATGAGCGCCGTCTATCTGTTATGAAATATATTAAGTCGATTAAGCGTATCAATTTGCAGCAGTTGGAGCAGTTGGAGCGGTTGGAGCGGCTGGAGCAATTAAAAACAAAAGTAAATTTTAGCCTATCAAACAAAAGTTATGCCTGTGTTGAAATAACAACGCCAATCGACGAAACAATTATATATCTTGATCCGCCGTATTTTAATACAGCAAAATACAATAACAATATTTGTCATGATGCGCTGCATGACTACATAGAAAAAAGTCCTTATAAAATCTATCTGAGCAGTTATGAATCGCCGCTTAAGTGCGTTTATGGAATAGAGCATAGAGGCACTTTATCGTCAACAAATAACAATAAAAAAGTAGTTGAAAAGCTGTTTTGCAACAGAGATTAATCTATGGACTTAGCTTATCAAGTCGCCTCAAAACTAGGGGGCGCCAAAAAATGCGGGAAAGGATGGAAATGCCTTTGCCCGTTACATCCAGATACTAACCCGTCGTTGGACATAGCATATGGCGATAAACAATCACTAATATTTCACTGCAAAGCTGGGTGCGACCAGAAAGATCTGTTTAACTATATTAAAGACGCAGGTTATTTGCCTGAGCTAAAAAAAGAAGAACCAAGACATAAAGACAATAGGCCGCGCCAAGAAGTGTGCAGTTATTTTTACACGGATGTAGACGGCGAAGTATTGTTTGAAAAAGTGCGCTATGAACCTAAGTTTTTCAGCCTATTCCATGACGTGGATGGGCGGCGCGTTCCAGGTAAAAATGGCGCTGAATCGCCGCTTTATATGCGCCATACGCTCAACGATATTAAAAACAAGACGGTAATCATTACCGAAGGTGAAAAAGATTGTGATTTTATCATTAAAAACTATGGCTACATTTGCACGTCACCACCTAATGGCTCCGGTTCTTGGCCTGCTGAGTTCAATAGCATTTTTCACGGGGCTGATGTTTATATTTGTCCCGATAACGATGATCCAGGGCGCTTATTTGCTAATAAGGTTCGCACTGGGTTGTCTGGCATCGCACGTTCGATCGAAACTATAACAATACCAAGCGGAAAGGACGTTTCAGATTGGGCGGGAAGCAAGGAAGATTTCGATAGGTTGGTATTGAATAAGCCAAATTCCCGCTTATCATTCAGTAGCGCCGATGACTTGGCAATGATTGCTAAGCCAGCTGATTATCTAATCAATCACGTATTAGAGCGTGATAGCCATGGCATGTTGGCAGGCGCATCCGGTGCATACAAGTCATTCATGATTTTGAGGATGGCACATAGCATTTGCACTGGTTCTGATTTTTTTAAAAAGAAATGTTTTGAAACAGGGTTAGTTGTTTATGTGTGCGGGGAAGGCAAGACGGCGCTTAGTCGCCGCATTAAGGCTCTGTCGTTAGTTAAAGGAGGGTTTGATGGCAGGTTGCTTGTCCTTGACCAAAAAATAAGCATAGACAATGAAAACGACATAAAAGACCTGGCAATACAACTACAAGAATTACGACCAGCCTTGGTTATTTTTGACACGTTTAGCAGTATGAATAGCAATACCAATGAGAATGATAATAGCGATGTGGCTAGTGCGCTGTCTTTTTTAAAATCGCATCTATCAAATGGCTATACCAGTTCAATTATTGTGCATCATTTTGGTAAAGACTCAGAAAAAGGCGTACGTGGGGCGAGTGCATTTAAAGATAACAGCGATTTTATTATGACATTGACTAGAAAAAATAGAGAATCTAAAGAAACCTCACTAGCTAGCATTAAAAGTAAGGATGGTGATGATTTTGAAGAAATTACCGCTATTGCCAGGGTTGTTGAACTAGGTATGTTAAATCAGGACGGCTCGGAGTCTACTAGCTTAGTCATGGATGATATTGATTATAATCCTATAGGAAGGCCGAATGAGCATGATGCGTTGATATGGGATTGTATTAATTTAGCGATTGATGATGACCCAATCACAACTAAAAATGGCATTGGATGCAGAAAATCGTATGTTGCTACTATTTTTAAAGAGCGGTCTTTATTAAAGAATGACGCTGTTAGGCAGGCATTAAGTCGTTTTTACAAAAAATACGAAGAAAGACATAAATTATTGATAGATAATGAGTTTTTATTTATATTGAAGTAATCGGTGTGACATAATGCAAAAATAACGCCTGTGACATAATTAATTTTGTAATTATGTCACACGTTGTCACAGCATATTTTAAGTTATTGATTTTGTTGATATTTTATGTGTGACATAATTATTTTAGACCACTGTGACATTATGTCACAACCCGTTCAATATATACCCCCCTCTATAAGAGGGGGGTATATGTCACAGGCGGGTATTTTTTTATTGTTTTTAATATTAATATTGTTTTTATTGTTGGCTATGCTAAAATACACGCAGCTTAAAAAATTCCGTGGAGGGTTAATTTTTTTAAGCTTCTAAATCAACTCAAGCCGCCCTACAAGCTCCACCTTGTAGAAGCGGTTTTTTTACATATAGGATATGGAAATAATGACTACATATTTTGACAAACCATCATTGGTAAAAGAAAAAGTAACCGCTCCATGTATTGAATGCGTTTTTTACAAAGAAGAACGAGTAGGTTTTTTATTTGCAGATAAAGAACTCTATTGCACACATAAAGAACAAGAAATTAACGGGTATGATCCGGTAACTGGAAACGCTGTAATGCATAAAAAAGAGAGACTATCTCTTGAAAGAGATTTGCTTTGCCACGGCAGAAATTTTATAAAAAAATAATAAAAGGGGATTAAAGATGACAAAACTTGAATACAAGGCCGGTACAACTGGCACTGAAATAAGCTATTTAAACAGCATTGGCGAAAGCTATCCGGTCAACGGAAAGACAATGTTGGATTATTTAAAAGGCTACAAAATTGGCGCTGAAAAGCGTGTAGAATGGGGAATGATTGATAAGCATAAAATAATGACTCATCTTGATAAATTAATTTATAAGTTTAGCAATGGAAAAGCATAGTTGCCAGATAGATGCAGCTTCGTCGCTAGAAGAAGATGCGCGAAGCATCGTAATTGGCAGAATAAGGGCTGTGGCGGCACGAATTGACACAAGTAATACTTACGGTACATGTTGGCAATGTAACGCCTATATAGGCGATGAACGCCGTTTTTGCAATAAAGAATGCGCAGCACAATGGAGCAAAGAAAATGAAAGTTGACTGTGCTATCAGCTTTAGTACTTGGAGATATTTATAATTATGGAAATTATAGACAGAGAACATCAGCAATTAATCTGGAAAGAAGTAGCTAATTCTGCATTTATAACGACAGAAAACCTTCGTGCAGCTATTTTACAGTATGAGCGGTATTCCGTCATGCTAAGGACAAAGTTATTTATTGATGGAGACATGTGGTGCTGCCTTTATGGTGATAATATTCAAGATGGCGTTTGCGGATTTGGCAATTCGCCGCACCTGGCTATGATGGATTTTGACCGTGCTTTTTATAAATCAATAAAAATCAATGAAAATTATATATAATATAGTCTGATGTCGAATCAGGGTCACGACATTATTAATCAATATCTAGTATAAAATTGGTTAAAATTAAATATAGATTATGCTGTGACAAATGTTAGAATTTATAAAGAAGTGCTTTGGAAAAGTAGGTTGGCCGCGCAATATCTAGCGATGCAAGCGCTAAGATAGCCAATGTTCTGGTGGTCTTGCAGAAGCCAGAAGCGGAAAGAATCGAGCCATGAACCGGGGGCGCGCGACTCTGAGGAGAGGAAAGTACCAGAGCATTTCTCTATAAATTATATAAATTCCATGACTGAGCAGCACAAGCACAATGGAGCAAAGAAAATGAAAGATAAAATAAAAGAGATATTAGTGTTGCTACTAATTTCAGCAGTATGGGCGCTGCTTTTATTACTATTGATCCAGCTAACTGGACAAACTAATCACTATTAGCAATTTTTTTAAAAAAATGAGAAAAATACATATTTGGACAAGCCCAATTACAAACCGTATATTGGCTGGAAATTTGCTCAAGGACGGACTAACCTTGTGAGAAGGAAAGCAAGACGTTACAGGTCAGGCATGCAGCGCCGTTATTGAGCGTAACTTATTGCCAATTTTAAAAAAAAAACAACTTACTTATGGAAAATAAATAATGAAATGGCCTGATTTTAAACTACCACCTATTAATTTGTGGAGTGTACCTAAGAAATCTTATTTATATAGCTACGACTATGACCAGGATATAGCAGATAGCAATAGCCGTCTCGAATATACCCGCCGTGAAAAAAGCATTGCCGACACCCTGCACACTATTGCAGCGAAAAGGTATAATTACCTTCAGCGCGAAGAAATAAAGCTGATGCACAGAATTGAAAATCTTAATAAGATTAAAAAAATGTATGATTTTATTAATTTTTGCAACACAGGTAGCTATCCAAAATTAAAGACAACGCAGAAGCAATAAATTATTTGCATGGAACCGAGTGGAGCATGGGAAATGGGCAACGCCTTGAGTGTTTTTGTGTTCCAGCTAGCTGGTGAAGTATTGGTCATATCTAGAATTAAAAAAGAAATTGATGAAATAAATAAAATATTTGGTGATATATGAGTTACGATATTATAGTTAGATTTCCTAATAAAGAATTAGCCGATGAATTTTGCATGCAAATGAGTGATGGACTTGGTGAGGAATTTTGTGACTTTAGCTTTTGGCATAGAAAAATAGGTACATCTGGATGCAGTAATGATGATTTTGAGCGCATCGCCGAATCAGGTAAAGAGGTGTACTTTGTCCACGACGTCTTAAAAATATAATGATTAAATGCCCACATTGCAAATCAAATGCAATATTAATTTACTACAGTCGCAAAAAGTGCCAATGCACTGATTGCAATGCACCTGAATTTGAACTAATAAACGACACTAAAATAGAGCATCAACGATGAATGATATAAATAAAACACTGCTTGATCGTGAGTTTTGTCATGGCGATTTTAATAAAAATGCAAAAGTATCTAGGCAGTTAAAAGATATATTAATAGCAGCGCATGATAATAATCCGGCAATTTTTACAATTGCGCAGCAAGAGGCATTAGAAATGATATGCCATAACTTAGCCAGAATTGTAAATGGAGACCCGCAATATGCAGAAAGTTGGCGTAATATATCTGGCTATGCAACATTAATAGTTAATGATTTGCATAAAACAGAAGGGGCTACTGATGTAAAAATTGCTTATCAGATTGTTAAAAATGGAAGATTAATAGATGTCGATTAACAAGCATAAACCTCATTTATTCGCAACATTGCACGAAGGTAAATTTTATTGGTCATTGATTGATCCACTGGGCCGATATGTGAAAGGGCGAAGCCCTATCGATGCGTTTAAAAATTGGATTAAACTTTTAACAACAACATAAAATAGGAACTAGCATTATGAATATTGAACAAGAAATCATAGATAAAGGCTTGACGGCTCCGCACATTACGCAACGAAAGATTGAAGATGTTATTAATTTTGAATATTATTTTACTGCCAGTCAGGGCGCGCAAAAAGCTATTAATGATAGCGATTCTCCTTGTATGACTTTTACGCATCCATCACTTACAACGCTAACATTTTGTGTGCTGGTCTTAGTTGACGGGTTTACTGTCACCGGCGAATCAGCTTGCGCCAGTCCTGAAAATTTTGATGCAGAGCTAGGCAGAAAGCTTGCCCGTGAAAATGCGGTTAATAAAATATGGAAGCTTGAAGGCTATTTGTTAAAACAAAAGCTATTTGAAAGTAATTAAACAATAAAAAGCCCGGTTTAACCGGGCTTAGTTTTAGAGAAAATCGTGTTTTTCGTTCATCTTTTTATAAATCTCATTTTCTATTTCATCAAGCACTTCATGAGATAAAATAGGCCATACATCATGGCTGCATAGCATTATTCGTTCAAAAGCAACTTCACCATCAACCATGCTGAATGCAGTAGATAGGCATATTCCATCATGCATAGTATCAATGTACTGCATCTGATAAAGTTTCATAATTCAATCCCCCAGCCGCCAGCAATCAACTGCTTAATAACATCAAGCGTACAAAGCTCTTGCTTAATAGTTGCCACGACTTTTTTATTTCTTGTTATTTTGTACATGAGCTTGGCTCCGATAAAGTTGATTCATTTTTTTCATAGACAATACTAACAACTTCTCATCTTCCCAGTTCATTGCCGGTATTATCCGGTTCTGATATTCTTTTGATCGCCTATCACTCATCTTTTAATCCTAATAAATAATTTGATTGCCACCAGGACAAAACCAACTGTTGCAGTTGTCCAGACCAAATAAAATAGTTCAAATAAAAACCTTTCCATTACGCCACCGCTTCGCATTTTGACAATATTTTTACATTTCCAATTTCACGCAGCGCAATCGCGCTGGCATTGTATTTTTGACGATTAGCACCTGTACGCGATGTATACCCGCTTGGTTTTTCACCATCAATAGCGATAACTTCTTTGACGACAGCCCTTTTTTCGCTTATTTTTTCAGCGATTGCGGTTATTTAAACCGATCTCCATCCGGCGCCAACTAAAACAGATGAGTTGTATTTGATAGTTAGTGCGTTCATTTTTATCTCCAGTTTAATTTAAAATTATTTTGTATGCTCAATTGTTGCAGTCGCTGTTCTGCCCGGTAGAGCTGTCCCGGTTTTGCAGATGATTTAGGTTGCCCAATTATAACGCTCTGCCGCGCATTAGGCCTGATAGGGCATTTATTTTGCTAGGCTTCCCGCACCTAGTTTGAGCTGTTATTTCATGAATTCTCCTAGTGTTTCGTGTTCTTTATTCATTCCTGGAAAGAAATCTACTTCCCAGTCTTGAAAACCATGTCCAGGTTTCCCAACGGCGTGGAACCAAGTTCCATCGCTCTTTTGGGTTGACCTAAAGCCAACCTCTTGCCAGCATCCATTGCTGAACACTTCTGTCATCCTTTGGGAGTCACCCAAAGAATTCAACACTTCTCGTGTTCTCATTTTATTTTTCATTTTATCCGCCTTGCCCGTAGGGATTTAATTAAAAAAAAAGTCTTTCTCTTCAAGTTGGGCATAGTATAATAATAAAATTATTATTGCGTCAATAACTTTATTTTATTATTTTATAAATATTTCGTTATTTGCAAAAGCATTACAATTGTGCTATATAACCGTTACAATTAACAACTAAACCATTACAATTATGGCAGCAAGATTAAATAATAGGCATCAGCAAATGGTCAAAGATAAAATCCAGGCCAGTCAGCTAATAAATCGTTTGCAAAATCATGCAAATGGAGAAATTGAAATGAGCAGCACTCAGGTAGACGCAGCTAAGTTTCTACTTAATAAAGTAATTTCCAATGCGCCCGTTGAAATTGATGCAAATATCGATGGCGAATTAGCAATCACAACCATCAATCGAGTCATCATTGACCCAGCTCACGATACAGACTCCACGGGCGTTTAAGCCATTATTGTGCGCAAGTCGATACAAGGGCGCACACGGAGGCCGAGGCTCAGGTAAGTCACATTTTTTTGCCGAAATGCTTATAGAGCGATGCATTATGCAAAAAACTAATGCGGTCTGTGTGCGCGAGATTCAAAAATCACTGAGCCAATCTGTAAAAAAGCTGCTTGAGATAAAGATCGAAGCACTCAACGTTAGTCATCTATTTGAAATACAAGAGTCTGTCATTAAATGCAAAAATGGCGGTTTAATATTGTTTCAAGGTATGCAAAATCACACTGCTGACTCAATAAAGTCTCTGGAAGGATATGACATAGCTTGGGTCGAAGAAGCGCAAAGCCTAAGCCAGCGAAGCCTAGACTTACTTCGTCCTACCATCCGTAAGCCTGGATCAGAGCTATGGTTCACTTGGAATCCATCACTTGAATCAGATCCGATTGATGTACTATTGCGCGGTGAAACTCCGCCACCTGATGCTATTGTAGTGCAAGCCAACTACATGGACAATCCATGGCTTCCTGGCGTACTACGCGACGAAATGGAGTATGATAAGATACGCGACCATGACAAGTATTGTCATGTATGGCTTGGCGAATATAAACAAAACAGCGAGGCGCGTGTATTTAAGAACTGGATAGTTAAAGAGTTTGAGCGACCAGAGGGCACGATATTTAGACAAGGACTTGATTTTGGTTTTGCAGTTGACCCGACTGCTTTTGTGCGCTGCTCTCTTGATGGTAACGCTCTCTATATAGACTATGAGGCCGTGATGGTAGGCTGTGAGATCGTTAATACGCCTGACCTATTACGCCGCATACCAGATGCAGATAAATGGTTTATTACAGCAGACAGCGCTAGACCAGAGACAATTAGCCATCTTCAAAAACACGGCTATCCAAAGATTACATACGCTAAAAAAGGCAAAGGATCAGTAGATGATGGTGTTGAGTTTCTAAAGAGCTTCGACATTATAGTGCACCCGCGCTGCACTGAGACTATTCGAGAGCTAACGATGTATAGTTATAAGACAGATCCATTGACTATGGCAATATTGCCAATTCTGGAAGATAAGCATAATCATGTCATTGACGCGCTACGCTATGCTTGCGAGGGAATACGGCAAGCGAGAGTGCCGCGCGACCGACAAAAAGCAAATGTTTCTATCGGTTCATGGATGTAATGTTATAATGTATCAAATTAATACGCGGAACCACTATGGCAAAGTCTAAAGACAAGTCACAAGAAAAATTTATCGCTAAAGTCCACAAGTTTTTCAGTACTGTGTCTGATGTAGAAAGCGCAGGACGCAGAGAGCGACTAGATGACGTTAAGTTTGTGCGACTAGGTGAACAATGGCCTGAGTCAGTAAAGCGTGATCGTGAGCGTCCAGGCGCTGAGCGCCCTATGTTGACAATCAATAGACTTTTTCAGTTTAGAAATCAGGTAATTAATGAGATTAGGCAAAATAGACCGTCAATCAAAGTTAGGCCAGTTGATGACAAGGCCGATGTTGATACAGCTGAGGTGTTGCAAGGCATTATCCGGCATATACAAGATGTATCAAACGCATCCATTGCTTATGATACCGCCGCAGAATGGCAAGTAGATACAGGGCTAGGCTATTTTAGAGCGATTACAAAGTATTGCGATCCAGATAGCTTTGACCAAGACATTGAAATTAAGCAGGTAGTTGACCCGTTTAAAGTCTATTTTGACTCAGAGTCGACCGCAGCAGACGGCAGCGACGCAACTAAGTGTATTATTGTCGAGGAATGGAGCCGTGACGAATTTGAGCGGCTCTATCCTGATGCAGACGTAACCAGTTTTAACCAAGCTGCACAGGGCGACTCTATCGGCTGGTACACAGATGACACGGTAAGAGTTGCCGAATATTTTGAGATAGACATTAGACCGCGCAAGCTAGCTCAATTAAGAGACGGATCGGTCTCTTGGTCAGATGAAATACCAGACGAATTTAAGCAGCTTATCGTTAAAGAGAGGATGAGCGAAGAGCGAGTCTGCAAGTGGTACAAAATTGCTGGCAATCAAATTGTTGAAGAGACCGAGTTGCCGACCAGTTTTATTCCAGTATTTCCAGTCTATGGCTCGGAAGTCTGGATAGAGGGAAAGCGGCACTTACATGGCTTGACTCGCCATGCTAAAGACCCTGCGCGGTTATATAACTTCTTTCAGTCAGCTAATGCAGAAACATTAGCCCTGGCGCCTAAAGCGCCGTACATCGCCGCCGAAGGTCAGTTAGATGGCTATGAGGCTGAATGGCAAAATGCTAACCGAATCAATGTATCTGTATTAACGTATAACCCAGTTACGTTAGGCGGAAATGTCGTTGGGCCGCCAAGACGCGAAGCACCGCCATCGACAAACCCAGGTTTTGAGGCCGCTATGAATCGCGCAGAACTAGACATAAAAGCAACAATGGGCATGTTTGATGCTGCTATGGGCAACCATGAGTCGAATCAGTCAGGCAAGGCTATATTAAGCCAGCAGCGTCAATCCAGTACAGGGAATTTTCACTTCGCCGACAATCTATCACGCTCAATACAGCATGCGGGTCGCGTTATTATTGAGATGATTCCAAAGATTTACGACGCAAAGCGCATTGCGCGGATGCTGGGTGAAGATGGTACACCAAAGAGCGTCACTATTGACCCTAGCCAACCGCAAGCAAAGAACGAAGTGCAAGGAGAAAACGGTCAGATTCAAAGCATTTATAATCTAGGCATCGGCAAATATGATGTAGTTGTTGAGACTGGCCCAAGCTATGCGACTAAGCGCATGGAAGCAGCCGAATCAATGATGCAATTCGTGCAAGCCGATCCCGCCATCCTACAAGTAGCTGGAGATTTAATCGTATCAAATATGGATTGGCCTGGAGCGCAAGAGATAGCTAAACGCATGAAAGCCATGCTGCCGCCTCAAGTGTTGCAGGCAGAACAAGGCGAAGAAGGTGGAGAAGCTCCCGATCCGCAAGTAGTGCAACAAATGAATCAAATGGCAGACCAAGTAGAGCATTTAAGCCAAGAGTTGCAAGCAGCGCTAAAGAAAGCTGATGGCACAGAGGATAAACTTGATATTGAGCGGTTCAATGCACAGACAAAGCGCTTGGAAGTTGAGCATAAGATTGCGCTAGAGTCCACAGATTTATTCCACAAAATAGCTGCTGAATCAGCCGTAGCAAATACACTGGCGGAGCCAAACGATGGCGAAGCAGAAGATATTGATGATGCAACAGAAAACGAAGAACCCACGCAGGCAACTGCGCCACAAAACTTGCCTGGAGGCATGCAATGACCACAAATAGCGAAACCATTATCCCTGATGCGACCATAACTGATGAGTCAGTAATTGAGCAAGAGCAGCCAGAAGTTATACAGGAAGCAGAGCAGCCATTAGAGCAGCCATCTGAGCTGCCAGAAACTAACGAAGATGAGCAATACTCAAAAAAGGTAAAAAAACGTATTGACCAGCTTGTAGTAGCACGATCAACAGCAGAGCGTGAACGACAAGAAGCGCAGGCAAAGGCCGCTGCGCTTGAGCTTAGATTGCAAGAATTACAAGCAGGAAAGCAAGAGACAAAACAAGCTTATTCACCAAGCCAAGGCCAGCCTAATCCCGATGATTTTGATGCTGGCCGTTATGACCCTGATTACCTGGAAGCATTAACCGATTGGAAAGTACAGCAATTATTTACAAAACAACAAAAAGATGCTAGTCTTGCGGAAAAGCAACGTAATGTTATAACATTACATGAAGCAGCAAAGCAGACGCATCCAGATTATGCTATTGCGGAACAATCATTTTTAGAGCATCCATTATCAGCAGTCGATTTATTTAAAGAGCTGATATTAGATGCAGAAAACCCTGCCGAGCTGTCCTATTTTTTAGGAAAAAATCCAGATGAAATGGATAAACTTGGCGAAATGACAGATAAGCAAGCTATCCGTTACCTTGGTAGACTTGAAGCAAGAATAACCGCGTCACCATCTTTAGAGCAGCCTAAAAAAACTGTGTCTAATGCGCCAAAACCGATCACTCCGTTAGGGAGCGCCAAAAGTTCAGCCGTAGTTACCGATATTAGCGAAGCCAGAGATATGGCAGAGTACATCAGGTTGCGAAAAGCTCAACAAAAATAGTTTTTAAATGCCCGATTGGGCCGCGTCGTGATGACGCCTTAATCCCTTAATAGATGGAGTTTTTACCATGCCAAATACCCTACTCACATCGAGTATCATCCAGAAAGAAGCGTTGATGATTCTCGAAAATGAATTAACCTTCTCCAAAAACGTAAACCGTGAATATGACGACAAGTTCGGCGTAGCCGGTGCAAAGATCGGTGCGACAATCAATGCTCGTAAGCCGCCTCGTTACGTTGGTCGCTCAGGCCAAGCATTGCAGGTCGAGTCATCTACTGAAAACTATGTGCCAATCACGTTAGATACGCAGTACGGCGTCGATATTTCTTTCAGTTCAACTGATTTGACGTTACACATTGATGAATTTAGCGATCGGTTCTTAAAGCCAGCTATGGCGACTATTGCTAACAAGATTGATTATGATGGCTTACAGCTTTACAAAGACGTATTCCGCTATGTCAATGCTGGTGCTGGCGCAACATCTTACGGGACATCAGGTACACTGAATGGCGGCTCTGTCACCCAAGCACAAGCACAAGCACAAGTGTTAACAGCAGGGGCAATCCTAACTGAGTCAGGCGTTCCTAATGAATCACGCGGCTTAGTGCTCGACCCTGTTTCGCAAGTATCAATTGCTGGTGTATTAACAAACCTATTCAATCCTAATTCAAAAATCTCAAGCATTTTTGAAAAAGGCTCATTAGGTAACAGCACCTTGGGCTTTGACTTTGCAGCTGATGCCAACGTTGGTAATTTCTTGCCGATGGCAGCCGGTTCTGTTACCGCATTAACATCTGCACCAGCATCTGGCGCAACAACTATTGCTGTAACAACTACCGCAGGAACTGTGCCTAAAGGTACTATTGTGCAAATTACTGGCGTAAGCGCCATTAATCCACAGTCACGCATTAGCACTGGTAGACCAATGCAATTTGTTGTTACACAAGATACTGTTGTTACAACTACCGGCACATTGCCTATCTATCCTGCTTATATCCCAAGTGGGCAATTTGCTACTTGCGCAGGCACACCAGCAGGCACTGCCGCTGTTTCTATTGTCACGTCTGGCGCTGTAGGTGGAGCAGGAACCAGCCAGAACTTAGCATTCCATAAAAATGCATTCACTCTGGCAACAGCAGACTTGCTGTTACCAGGGGGCGTTGATATGGCGGAACGCGCAAACTACAAAGGCATGTCAATGCGTATGGTTCGTCAATACGATATTAATAGCGATATGTTCCCTGTGCGTTTTGATGTACTCTACGGATGGAAAACCATTTATCCAGAACTGGCTGTGCGCGTAGGCGGCTAAATAGCTTCATGCCCTGAGCAATCAGGGCAACTTAACTTATTATAGGAGGCTATCATGCCTGATAAAAATTTTGGCGGCTTGACCCCGCTAATGCAGATCGCAACATATACATCCGGTTCGACATACGCTATCAACTCTGGCACAGTCGTAGCCGCAGGCGCAGTAGTTGCCGCAGCTGCAATTACTTTTACTGGACTAGCAACTACTGATGGTAATATTGGTATTGCCCCGAGAGATGCCGCAGAGGTTCCAAAAGGGCTAAAGCTTGTGTCGGCCGTAGTTACCGCTAATACAGTCACGGTAACATGGCAAAATATCACCGATCAACCGATCACTCCGCCTGCCGCTTCAACCTGGACTGCAACAGTCTTTAAGCCATTCCTTCGCGTCAACTAATCTCCCGCAGGGCAAGGATGCCCACCCTATCTAAAAGGCGACTATGCAGCATTACTTAAACAATGTAACAGATTTAGCAGGTAATAGAGTCGTAGGCGCTATTGCATCAGTAACAAATCTCAATGCAACACCTGCTGCAATCTATGCAGATGCCGCTGGCACGATCAGCTTAGGCTATCAAACAACGACCGACTCATCCGGTCAATTCAGTTTCTATGTTAAGCCAGGACACTACAATATTACAGTTAGCGGATCAGGATTAACAACATATACCTTATCTGATGTGCCTATTGTTGGCGACATTCCAATGTTCAATGTCAAAGACTTTGGCGCAGTAGGCAACAACATAGCTGATGATACTGTCGCCATTCAGTCAGCTATAACGGCAGCAGCGCAATTTACGCGTGGAACCGTGTTTTTCCCTGCTGGTATATACAAAACTACATCAACATTATTTATTGAAAAAGACAATGTGTCATTAAGCGGAATTAACCGCGCAAGCGCATGGATTACGCCAGCTTCCGACTTTGGTGATGTTATCTGGATTAGACCGACTGGTGCAGCGGTCAATATACAAGGCGTGAGCGTATCAGGCTTGACGATTTACACTGGTTCAAATACTACAGCAGGCGCTGCAATACATGCTGAGCGCTGTATAAGCTGCGACTTTTCAAATTTAGCACTGCTTGAACGATTTGGCGGCTTATGGGTTGAAAGCTGCGTGCACTGTTATTTTTCGAATATTAACATGTTGGCCGATCAGTTATGGTCATCTTTGCATGCTAATTCATACCTGCTTAAAGTCAGCAAGAAATCTGGAAGCCTACAACCTTCAGAATTGCATTTTACAAATTGCGATTGGCGCGGAAATGCGGGCAATAATTATTTGCAATATGCCGTCTTGATTAATGATGTTGACGGGATTTGGTTTAATGATTTGCATTGTGGATTCTGCTCCGATTCTGCGTTTGCAGTGCTTCCACAGTCTAATACAGCGACATGCACTGGAATTTATATTAATAATCTATACGTCGACACGACTACGCAATATGGCCTTATCGTCAACGAATGGTCGTCATCGGCAACCGGAAAGTGCAGCGTCACCATCAACGGTTTTGTTGGCTACAATATGAATGAATCTGTGCGACTTAATCATCGAAAAGCTTCGCTATCTATCACTAATGCTAATATTTATGACGTTAATACAGGCATAGCTTTATACAAAGGTGAAAGCACGTCTATATCAAATGCCAATATCCTTGACGTTAATAAGAGTTTATCGGGAAATGGCTATGGCATATTGATTGGCGCACTGTGCAATGACGTAAAGATTAATAATATCGGCATTAAAGCTTTTGCGCGTGTTGTGCCTATCGGCATCGTTATCCAATCCGGGGCAACAGGCATTCTTGTTAATGGCGCTTATTTTGAGCAAAACACGCAAAAAATTAGCGATGGGTCAACAACAAAGAAAAAATTGTTTACTGGTATTGTTGATGGTAGCGCATCAGCAATTCCCGCAATAACTGCTGCGCCGGTCACTGGTTCGGTAATATTTGAGCCGACTAGCAATGTGTTTAATGTGTCCGGCACTGATAACATGGGCATGGTATCAGCGGAATCAGCATGGTATGGCCGCGAGGTAACATTAATTGCTATGGGGTCATTCACCGTATTGAATGTCAATAATTTAAGACTAACAGGCAATTACACTATGACTGCTAATAAGGCATTGGTGCTTATTTGTGACGGGACGAACTGGTTTGAAAAATCTAGGACATAAAAATCATGACGGTTATTGTTGACTCATCTCCTAAAACAACGACTGCTCTTGATATTATCAAGAGCAGCTTACGGTTATTGCAAGTGCTTGCCAGTGACATGGTACTGACAGATTCGGAAGCTAATGATGCTTTAGATTGTCTTAATTTGATATTGGCAGACGCTTGGCCTAATGAGTCGCTAATGGTTAGCCATATCACTAAAGAGCAATTTCCATTAGTTTCTGGTAAAAATCCATATACTATTGGCATAGGCGGCGATTTTAATACATCACGCCCCATATCTATTGAAATGGCAACTATCAATATCGGTGGCGCAGATTACCCCGTGCAGCAGTTAGCTTTTGATGATTGGGCGGCGGTCAGGCTAAAAAGCTTGGCAACTGGCTATGTCGAATATTTCTATGTTGACGAGACTTATCCGCTATCGAATCTATATATTTACCCGATATGGAACTCAGCAACACCAACTAATCTGACACTATATAGCCGTAAGCCATTCTCAGCATTTAATAACCTGACTGATACGGTCATTATGCAGCCTGGAGCTGTTAGGGCATTAAAGTATCAATTAGCGGTTGAGTTAGCACCTGAGTATCAAACAACTGCCGGTGATGATGTTAAGCGTTTGCTATCCGAAGCCAAAGCCGCTATCAAGCGCACTAATAAAAGGGCTATTACTTCGCAAGTTGATCCTGGATTATTTACGCCAGGAACGCAGCGATTTAACATTTATCGGGGCAGTTAATGACTAATCAGGTTAACCTATTTGGAATCGGCGTTAAAAGCAAGTCAAGCAACCTGACTGCTGCGCATAGGCTTAATTGTTTTTATGATGTGCAAACAGATGGCGACAAAACTACAGTATCAGCTATCGGAACGCCTGGGTTAACCTTATTTGCTACACCAAGCGCTTCACAAACTTATGGTATGCACTGGGTCGAAACAGCTAACAGGTTATTTGTGTTCCAAGGCGGTGCTTTATATAGCATATCGCCGGATGGCGTAGTTACTACCTGTTTCAATGCGATAGGAACTGACATTAATAATCGCGTGTCAATGGCTAACAATGGCACTGACTTGATAATTGCTACCGGCACTTATGTTGTCTCTTATAATGTGGTTACCGGCATGTTAACTAATATATCGCCACTAATCCCTTATGATGGACAAAAAGCCGATACGGTTACGTTTTTAGATGGTCGATTCATTATTAATAGGCCTGGAACAGGACAGTTTTATATCTCAGGCATTTATGATGCGCAATCATGGAATGGACTAGACTTCGCTACCGCTGAGAGCAATCCAGATAATTTACTGGCTGTGATTGCTGACAAAGGATTATTGGTATTATTTGGTAGTTCATCAGTTGAGTTCTGGCAAGATAACGGCGACGTACTATTCCCATTTTCTCGTGTCAATGCTACGCCAACAGAAAGCGGACTTGCTGCACGGTGGTCAATTAGCAAATGCCAAGGGCTATTAACTGGCCTATTCAGAAATAAGCAAGGCATGCTGGCTGTTTGTATGATAGATGGCTACCAAGTTACGCCAATAAGTAACGATGATATGAATTATATTATTAATAGTTATTCTCATATTGATGATGCAGTCGGTTTTGGATATAGCTTAAATGGCAAGTTTTTTTACCAAATAAGCTTTCCAACCGAAGGAAAAACATGGCTATATGAGGCAGGATCAAGGGGCTGGTCACAGCTTCAAAGCGAAGGTTATGGTAGACATTTGGCTGATATTGGCGTTTCATTTGGGCGTAAATTTATCGTTTCTGATTTTAGAAATGGTAGCTTATATTTTATTGACCCATCAAATTATACTGATAATGACAATCCAATAGCACGTGAAATAACAGGAAGCCATGTTTTCGCAAACAGTCGCAACAAAATGACTATTTCAAGGCTTCGCGTTGACCTGGAAGGCGGCGTAGGCATTAATGACGGGCAAGGAAGCGACCCAAAGATTATGTTGCAAGTATCAAGGGATAACGGTCACACATGGGGATTTCAACTATGGACAAATCTTGGAAAGATTGGCGAATACATGAGTAGGGCAGAATGGCGGAGACTTGGCCTATCTAGGGACTGGTTATTCAGGATTAGAGTTACAGACCCAGTGAAGTTTGTTATCATAGCGGCTATAATTGAAGGCCAGGAGCTAAATAAATGAAATTCCCTCAAGCACCGATTAGAGAAGCATTTAGTGATCCGCTTCCGCTGTCATGGGCAAGCTATTTCTCTGCGCTATTTGTCTATGCTTCTAAACTTCCGCCTAGTGGTACGGCGTTGCCTGAATATGCAGACGATACATCGGCAAGCCTAGCAGGGCTTCCGTTATATGGCTATTATCGTACTGGGTCAATTATTAAACAGCGTATTGTATGAGTGATAATCCATTTAATTTTGAGATTATACAAGAAAAACTAGGGAAAAATATTGCTACGCTAACAAATTCTGAAAAGATAGAATTAGCCGAATATCACATGCTTAACAATATGGAAGGTGCCACAACAGTAAGCCCCCCGCTTGAGCATTTTATTTGTAACGGAACTTATGTTAGAAAGATAGAGCTTCCGGCAGGAATGTTGTTAACTGGGAAGGTGCATAACTTTGACCATACCAGTACATTAATAAAAGGACGAGTTACTGTTATGACCATGGATGGTATTGAGCATAGGCAAGCCGGTGATATATGGATTTCAAAAGCTGGCACTAAGCGGCTAATCTATGTACACGAGGATACTATCTGGACCACTACGCACAGAAGCGAACATACAGAAGTTGAAGATTTAGAAAAAGAACTATGTCACGCAAGCGATTTGACGTGGATTAAACAATTATTATTGCCGGGAGGCGACAAATGACTTTTGCAGCAGTAGCGGTAGCAGGCGTCGGCGCAGCCGTATCAATAGGCACATCAATGGCCTCGTCAGGCGCACAATCAGATGCAAATAGCGCGGCAGCAGCACAGCAAGCGGCAGCTGCGGCACAGGCGCGTAAAGATATAAATACGGGTGTAAAAACAGCAACAGGGCAGATGCAGCCGTATTCCAAGGTCGGGCGATCGGCGCTTGATGAGCTATCGCAGCAAATGGGCTTAGGCGGTAGCTATGGTCAGGGAGACGTGCCGACAGATACAAAATCAAAACTAACATCCGATCCGCTTTGGCAAAGTATTTTGCAAAAATACAATCCAAAAGGGAAGGATTGGAACTCGTCTAGCAAAATGAAACAGATTTATCAGCAAGCCAGCCGCGAATATCTTAACTCAAGAAATCAAGTAGGCGCTAATGGCACATCAACAAACCCTAATGCTGGAAAGTTAGCAGAAACATACGGCCTGGATCAGTATAAAAATGATCCAGGCTATACACCGATGGTTAATAGCCTGGAAGATTTACAAAAGACCCCAGGTTATCAATTCCAACTTGACCAGGGAACTCAAACTGTTAATAACAGCGCGGCGGCTCGTGGTGGGGTACTGTCTGGTGGAAACCTGAAAGCATTAACCAACTATTCGCAAGGACTAGCATCAACAGAGTATCAAAAGGCATGGGATCGTGCGCAGCAAGCGTATCAGAATGCCTTTGCGCGTGATACGTCAAACAAAACTAACACATTTAGCAGGTTGCAATCTATGGCTAATAACGGGCAAAGCGCGGCAGGAGCACAAGGTGGGTATGCTATGACAGGCGGTGCAAATTTAGCAGGTATTGCTCAGAATAACGGTGATAATCAGGCTACATTGTCGCTAGCCGAAGGAAAGAATCAGGCTAATATGTATACAAACATAGGTAATGGAATTAATAGTGCCATTGGCTCTTATGCGGGAGGTTTTTAATGGCTATGCAGTTACCTAATTACGACGAAGTTAAGCCGGTATCGATGGTTGAATATGCCAATCAATATGCAGACCTAGCAAACAGAAAGCAAGAAAGAACGCTTAATGATATGAAAATTCAGGCTATGCCTGAGCAGATTGCGGCTGAAAATAGAATTAATGGCGCAAATGCAGATTTGACAGAAACAAAGGCCACTAGAGAGAAGCATGCATTGCTGTCTCAAATGGCTAAAGCTTCGTTATCTCAATTAGATAAGTCAGGATTACCGGAAGGGTCGCAGGAGCGTCAGCAAGCGCTTGAGAAGATTATAGCGCCACTGCGACCAACATTATCAAAGCTGTTTAATAAGCCTGAAATGCTAACCAATCCAGCGGATGAAAAGGCATTGCGATCATTGGCTGGAATGAGTCTTGGTGACGGCGCAGGCGGCTATCATCCCCCAATACCGACTAATCTGGGCTATGCTCAATATGCAGAAGACGGCACATACCAGCCTATCACCATTGGTGGTAAAACCGCTATGCCTGTTGGTGCTGATGTTGAGTTGGCTAGAAATAAAGAAGCGGCTAAACAGCAGGAGCGCATCCTTAATGTCACTAATCCTGATGAATCTGTTTCACCAATGCGAGCAGGTGATGCTATTGGCTCCGATTCCGCATTTAATACTATGCATGGGTTGATGGGTGTTGAATCAGACTATAACCCCGATGCCATATCACCAACCGGTGCAGTTGGCGCTACGCAAATATTGCCAACCACTGCCGCCGATCCTGGATATGGTGTCAAGCCAATCAATTTAAAGTCTATTCGTGACCAAGTAAGAGGTGGATCTGATTATTTGCTAGGTCTTATGGATCATTATATCGGCAAAGGAATGGAAGAAAAGGACGCTTATAAGATGGCTTTAAAAGCTTATAACCAGGGTGTAGGAGGTGCCGATAAGCCAGAAGCGGCACAATATGCCGATAAAGTTATGGCGAAGAGCGGTATTAAAAGCATGCCGATTCAAGAAAAAAAGAATCTTGAAGTAGAAACAGAAATTAAAAAAGAAAAAGCTAAGCAAGAGATGGAGCAGAATAACCCTGTCAGAATTAAGGCCAAGGCAGACGTTTCAAATCTTCTTAATGATTTGGAAAAGAGTTACTCGGAACTCGATAAAAGCAACAGCATTCATAATGATGCTAAAGGTGCCGGTGCCAACCTGCTTGCCGAAATAAATACTTCTACGCCTGGATTAGCAATAAGCAAAATGGTAGGTGCTAAGTCTAAGTCAGTGCGCAACGATATAGAGACAGTAAGAAGGACATTAATGCCAGCTATTATGAAGGCGACGGGGATGACTGGCAGTCAATTAAATTCTGACGCAGAGTTGCAAAACTTTATGAAACAACTAACCGACCCAAATACCGACATAAGCACAGTTAATAGTCAAATAAATAGGTTAAGAAATATGTATGGAAATGGCGCGGCCATTCCGAGTACATCAGGTAAAGTTAAATTTTTGGGGTTTGAGTAATGCCAGTCGCTAAATTTCAGTTTCCAGATGGTCGTATAGGTAGGTTTGAGGTTCCAGAAGGGACTACTCCTGAGCTAGCGCAAGAAATGGTGCATGAGCATGTTTATGGTACGAAGCAAAAGACAGAGCAGCCGCAACAAGAATCATTTTTAGATGAAATAAAAGGCGGCATAGCGTCTGCGCCAATCAATATGTATCTTGGCGCTAAGCAGTTATTACCAGGAGGATTGAGCGACATTGAAAAAAATGTATTGCAACAAAATAAAGAAGCAGAGGCGAAAGCGCCTATATCATCATTAATAAGTAACGTGGCAACGGCGGTTCCGACTATGCTTATTCCTGGGG